TCTTGGTAATTATGACACTAAAAGAACTATCAAACATCAATCAAATAACACGTAAATTAATAACTGATTATATTACTAAAAATAACATATCGGAAAACAAATTTGCGCAAAACGCTGGAATAAGCCAAAATCAACTTTGGATCTATCTTCATTCAGGAAATGAGAAAAAAGGAATACACACAACAACATTGGAGAAAATAGGTAAATATCTAAATAACCAAAATAAATTGTAACTTTCGCAAAAAAACGAGTGAATCAATGCGCTAAATATCGAAATGGAATACCAACAGAGGAATGGATCGCGACAATCGTAATTGAAACCCAAAAAGACGAAACCGTAATAGGTTACTCAATTGAGTTCAGTTACGATTTACTTCCAGCTGTATGTGTTTACACCGATATTGATTTACATAGGTTAATAATAGCATTCAGGCGCAACGGAATAGGAATACTCAGAACATTGACTATCGGACATCTTCACTATATCTATTTTTTAAGAAATTCAACAGAAAATTAATACATTTGTACTATGAAACAAACAAAAAAACAGATTGCGCGTAAAATTCTAGGACTTATTTTGATTCCTTTTTTTACAGCAATATTTGTATTTGACAGATTTTTACTCGTCTTTTTGATATGGTTAGAACAGCCAAAAATAAAGAGTTGGTTTACGGGACAAAAAGAAATGACCTCTTCATTCGTTAGAGTTATATCATTCACGTTGATTTATTCCATTTATTTACTTTTTAGACTATTATTTTGAGAGATTACTACGAAATAAGTGGGAGCGCGGAACGGAAAATGCCTGAGGAATACGACAACTGTATTTTAGGATATGACCTGGCGAGTGATTTACCAATATATTCAGTAAAGAAAATAGTTAAGTTGATCCAGCGAGAGGGAATAGATTACTTTGAAGCAATAGACCTATTTAATCAAACATACGGATGTGGAAATTTGGGAGCAAATGAGCCTATTTATTGCATGGATTTAGAAGATTAAAACACGAACAATGGGACTAAACGAAAAGCCAAAGGGATTAGGCGACACAGTAGAGAATATCCTCGAATCAACAGGAATAGCAAAGGTTGTTAAAAGTGTTATTAAAACGTGTAATTGTGGCAAAAGAAGAGATTATTTAAATAAGATTGTTCCTTATAAAAACACGAAAAAATGATAACACAAAAAGTAAGCATAAAGGAAGTAATACCGAATAAGTCAAATCCTAGAATTATTAAGGATGACAAATTCAAAAAATTAGTTCAATCAATCAAAGACTTTCCGCAAATGTTGGAAATACGTCCGATAGTTGTTGATGAGAATAATATTATTTTAGGCGGAAATATGCGTTTTAAGGCATGTATAGAAGCAGGGTTAAAAGAGATTTATATTTTAAAAGCTGAAGATTTAACCGAGCAACAAAAAGACGAATTCATAGTTAAAGACAATGTAGGTTTTGGAGAATGGGACTGGGATATATTAGCGAATGAATGGGACACCGACAAATTACAGGATTGGGGTTTAGACTTACCGTTAGATGTTAGCGTTGAAGAATTAGAAGCTGAAGAAGACGATTACGAAATACCAAACGAAATAAACACGGACATAGTATTAGGAGATTTATTTGAAATAGGCGAACACCGTTTACTTTGCGGAGATAGTACAGATAGCGACCAAGTTGCAAAGTTAATGAACGGACAAAAAGCGGATTTAATATTTACAAGTCCGCCTTATAATGCAAATGCTTCAGTAAACGGAAAAAAATTATATGAAAATAATAATTTAGATAATAAAACCGAAGAAGAATATCTGAAATTTTTAGATGAAATAAAAAATTCTTTTTATACTATATTAAAATCAAAAGGAATAGTTTGTTGGAATATAATGTATAATAATAATTCAAGACAATCATTTATAAAAAATGTAAACAGATTTATTGAATCGGGTTTATTATTAACCGAAACTATAATTTGGAAAAAAAACGCTATACCTATTCCAAAAGGATTAGCAAGAGCATTTGAATTTATATTTGTTTTTCAAAAAGATGAATTAGATTTTACATATAAAGAAAAATATAAATATAGTGAAAATTTTTGGGAAATTTCAAACGCTAAAACACAAATAGAAAGTCACAAAGCTTGTTTTCCTATTGAACTACCTTCGCAAGGTATAAAATTATTTACTTGTGAAAATATGATTTTGTTTGAGCCGTTTACAGGAAGCGGAAGTACAATGGTAGCTTCACACCAACTTAAACGCAAATGCTACGGAATGGAATTAGACCCAAAATATTGCCAAGTAATAATTGACCGAATGAAAAAACTTGACCCGAGTTTAGAAATTAAACGCAACGGTATTACAGTGAATTAACAGAGAATTATGGCTGATAAATTAGACAACTTAAAACCATTTGAAGAAGGTAAAAGCGGAAACCCAAACGGACGCCCCAAAGGTAGCAAAAACCGTAGTACAATAGCACGTAAATGGTTAGAGGTTAATCAATCCCTTAAAAACCCTTTAACTGGCGAGAATGAAACGATGAGTCAAGAAGATTTGATGACCTTAGCATTGATTAAAAAAGCAAGGGATGGAGATACGAACGCTTATAAAGCATTAATGGACTCAGGTTATGGCGCACCCGTACAACAAATCGAGCAAACGAACACCGAAATAGACCTATCCAACCTTACTACGGATGAATTAAAGGACTTATTAAACGAAGATGAATGAGAGGAAAGCACACGCGAAAGACTTGCTCAAGAGGGAGTTGTCAAGACGAGAGTTATGGCAGTTTTGTTGTTATTATGATCCTATTTTCTTTAATAACCGACCTTTTCTCAAGGAAATAGCGGACGCATTCCAAGAAATAGAGGAGAAAACAATCAAAAGTTTATCCGTTTCAATGCCACCAAGAGCTGGAAAGTCTTATATTACGTCATTATTTTGCGCATGGACCATTGGGCGCAACCCTGATAAATCCGTAATGCGGAACACTTGTACAGCAACCCTATTCCTAAAATTTAGTTATGACGTTCGGGCCATCGTTAAATCGGACAAATACCGTAAAGTTTTCAACAATGTAACTTTGTCAGATGACAAATCCAATCTTCAAGGATGGAACACAAATAGCAGTAAACAAGTGGGTTATTTTGGTGCTGGAGTTGGAGGTACGATTATAGGCTTTGGAGCGTCAAACGTTGCAATAACGGATGACCTTTATAGAGGTATTGAAGACGCTTTATCGGACACCGTAAACGATAGGATAAACCAATGGAAAGAAAGTACACACGATTCACGTTTTGAGAGCGGATGTGCGAGGATTGATATAGGCACACGTTGGAGTCTAAACGATGTTATTGGGCGAAATATGGACTCAAAGATATACGACAAATCAATTATAGTTAGCGCAATGAATGAACAAGGGGAGTCATTTTGCGAGGATGTATTAACTACTGACGAATATATAGAAAAAAAGAAACGTACAGCGCCTGAAATATGGGAAGCTGAATATCAACAGCAGCCAGTTGATATGAAAGGTAGGTTATTCAATGAGTTAAATTTTGTATCAAAAGACGAATTCCTAGAAATAAATAAGACAAATCCTATTGAGGGTTGCATAGGTTACGTTGACGTTTCGGATCAAGGTACTGATTATACATCTGTTGCAATTTGCGCTGTAATCAAAAAACAGTTGTTTATAGTTGACTACTTAATGACCAGGGACAACACAGATATAACAATACCTCAAACGGCTGCAATGTTGGATAAATGGAAAGTAAGTTATTGTAGAGTTGAGAGCAATTCGATGGGTGCAATGTTTTCACGTCAATTACAGTTACAGACAAAAACACGAATATTACAAGTTCATAACACGCAAAACAAAATCACTAGGATAATAATGAGTTCAGCACACGTTATGAATTCAATGACATTTGTCAGGAATGGGGACAATCAAAGCGAGTTATTTATACAAAATGTACTGAGTTTTAGCAAGGAAGGAAAGAATAAAAATGACGATGCTCCAGATTGTTTGGCTGGATTAAGTATTTTTGTACAATCAATGTTTAAAAATTTATCGTAACTTTGCTTAAATTCTAATCAAAACAGAATGGAAATTAATTTTTGGGATTCTTTTTTTGGCGTCAATTCAGGACAACAAAACAGATTTATAAATCAATTTAACCGCCTTAGACCGATACAAAATCAGGTTTGGGGAGTTAAGAACGCAATATGGATTGATACAAATAACGCATGGGAATGGTTCTTATCAATCCCTGAGTTCAGAGCTGTAATTGATAAGCGCGCGTCAATGATGAGCTCAAATATCCCAAAATTATATGACAAAGATAATGTTGAAATAACGGATCATTGGTTTTTAGATATGGTAAGGCGACCAAATCCCGTACAAAGTTGGTCCGATGTGGTTTATTCTTTGTCAGTTAATGACGCTTTATACTCAAA